ACAGTTGATCTAATTCAAACTAAGACTGGTAGAGATTACTTTAATCAGATCTTAGGTGACGGTACACTAGACAAAATCTTGTATACCTACAAAAGAGTAGAGCAAAAGTCTAACGCTTTAGATGACGCCGCTAATGAGCAGTCTAAAAAAGTTGATGGAATACTAGAAGGAGATGTCGAACAAGAACAAGAGTTTGACTACTTAAATGAAACAATTAAAAGTAATAACCCAGTCGTTAAGAAGTTAGTTGCAAAGTATATAGATGATAACTTTGACAGCATTATGGAAGATAGGCTGGCTGGTTTTGAAAATAATATTGATAAATATAGTGCTACTGAATTTTATCAACTACAAGCTCAAGATATATTAAAACGTACTGGTATTAATCCTAACTCTAAACAAGGGTTAGAGATAATGCAGAAGTTTACTAACAAAGGTTTAAGCAAAGAATCTCAGTTATCACTTGAGCAGAAGTGGATGAACGGTACAGATATCATTAACAAAGGTCTGGACCAGATAGAAGGATACATGAAAGATGGTGACTACAAAAACGCCAACGCTCAATGGAAGATTATACAAAACAATGTAAACGCACTACCTGTTAAAAATGCAGACGGTGTATACAGTCGTAAGCTGAGTGTTAACAGAGCTGAAGAGTTTATTCTCTGGGCAGAAGATCAAGTTGCAGATGCTAGATTTTTAAATAAAGGAGAATCTGGTTTCTTACAAGCTCAAAAGATTTTACTAGGCATTGATGAAAACAATCCATACGGATACGAAATCGTAGGTGCTAAAGGTAATAAAAATGCTAAACATAATAGAATCTCAGGTAAGAATCCTAATCATTTAATCAGACTTCGTGACGCATGGGAAGCAGCAGACTCAGCTAATACTTCAAACATTGAATATGTAAATGATCGTAGATTGCAAGCTGAAGCTATCATCTATAAAGATAGAATTAACACTAAGTATGAAGATGGTAGTACTTACTACGTAAATGCAGACGGACGTATTAAAGATGTATACTGGTCTGATTGGAAAGGAGCTAATGGCAATAAATATGCTAGACAGTACTTGTCTGGTATGATAGGTTTTGCTGCTGGTGACGTAGACACTAGTACACTTAACTCAAACTTAGTTCAAGCTCTTAAAAATGGTAGAGACTTAGATGCTTATATGATATGGGCTTCATCTTACTCTGATGAAAAACAAGAGATAGGTTTCATGACACAAGGTTTAAGAGAGTTAGCATCAAGCTATGGAGTTGAAGCAACAAAGCTTGATAACGTAATAGCAGATCAGATGAAATCTACTGTTAATAAAGTTATGGAAGCTGACTCACTTGACTCAGTTCTAGATCCTTCTGGACAGCACAAAGCTAGACAGATGGCTGGTGCATTTATTTACTTATACAACAGTCCAGAGAATACTGGCACAACAGTTGCAGAAAAGAAAAGCTTTGCTAGAGCAGCACTTAATGAGATGATTGGTATAAGTAATAAAACTGGTGAAGTTATAAAGTTTGATAATGACGGCTATCGTGGTAGTGGTGAGTTTAGACAAAAGCGAACAAAGTCAGGAAAGGTACTATTTGTTAGAGATGCTGGTGTAACATATAATGGTACAACATCTATCGAAATCAATGATGCTTTAACTGGTACATTCGGTGCTGATTTAAAAGGTGACACTAAGAAAGAAGCTTTAAAAACTTTAATTAGTGACCAAATAAAAAATGAAAAGATAAACGATATAGATTTATATAATTTTCTAAACAATAAACCACATAATGATAGTTTTTTAAATCATGTTGAAAAAGATTTGTTGGGTAATTTAACTCCAAGAGATTTTAAAAATGAAATAAAAGAAAGCTATAATGAACTCGCTAGTAATGTTTTAGGTGCAGCTTCTAATCCAGACAATAAAAAATCTCAGGACAAAGCACTACAATGGGGTGCTGCTGAGTGGTGTAAAGAGCAGTTAGGAGAAAACGCTAGTGATGTATATGGTAAAAATTTAGACAGACAAGCTTTTGCTGTGTGTATGAAAAGTTTAAAAAATCAAGCAGATGCACAAGGTGTACCATTATATCAACTTGTATTAAACCCCGAACTATTTAACAGACTTGTAAGACCATGAATGAAGAAGAACAAATAGCTAGCACGGGGTTTATGGATACAGACCCTTATCCTGATGAGGAGCAGCTAGAAACTATAGAAGGTAAACCTGTGTTTGCTGCTCCTTTTGGTTATTCATTTGGTAATAGCTCTGTAGACTTAAATGTCAAAGAGAACCATGATACCATGAAGGATGAGTATAACGCATACTGGAATTTACCAAGAGGAGAAGAAAGAGTTAAAGCACAAGAAGACTTTAACCAAAAATACTTTGGTATGTCTACTGAAGAAGTACGAGCAAACCAACGTCAAGTTAACTTAGAAGCTAACAATCCAATTAAAAGATTAGATAATACATTTCAAGGTTTATCAGCGTACGGCTTAGGCACAGCTGACTTTGTAATGGATGCAGCTGGTACTCTCATACCCGGTATGGGTAAGGTTGATGACTGGTGGGATAAGAAAACAAAATTAGATAATCCTACTCACACTGCTATCAGAAGATTATCGTCTTTAGTTATACCCGGTATATTAGGTGGTAATGCTGTACAAGGACAGATCAATGCAAAGTTTGCTGGTGGTGCATTACTTAGTAAGCCATGGTTTCAAAAACTACTAGCTACTGGTACTGCTCATGGTGTATTAGATATGGGTATTACATATCTGAATGATATATCTGAAGAGCAAACAATGACTGATGATTTGAGTCAGATGTTTCCTAAAACATTCGGACCCGGTGGACGTATACCTTTAATTGACTTTTTTAGGACTAACGACAGTGATAGTCCACAGATGCGTAAACTTAAGAACACATTAGAAGCTGGACCATTTGCAGCTTTTGGTAGTGCCATAGGTGGCTATGCTGATCTATCAAAAGGCAAGAAAGTCATGGACTGGATGGAGCCTTTAGATGATGCAGCACAGGCATATAAGCAAATAAACATGGAGTTTGGTGATGATACAGATGCTATAATACGTCTACAAGAAATAGACGAATTACTATCTCTTGGTACTGAGAATATGAGTAGAGCTACACAAGATTTACTTATTAATGAAAAGATAGAACTTGAAGATCTCATAGGTCGCAACAAGAATATGGATGATGTTGCACGTAGAGAAGAAGCTATGAGAACTGTAGAGTCAGAAGCTGCTGTTGATAACAAACTTAATCCAGACTACGATCAGCTAGAACTAGATATCAATGTAGATGGATTAGATCCAGACTTAAACTCTAATATTCTTGACGATGCTGCTAAAGCTAAACAGAGTGTACCTCCCGGTAATGTAGCACGTAACATGGCTGATACTACAGCTATTAAGAATGGTAGTGACTTTTCAACAGGCGACCCTGCACCTATTATTACAGACTCTATGAGACGTAAAGGTCTTATGGTAGGTCCTACATCACGTGGTGCTGTTATGGGTGTAGCAGAAGAAGCTAGAGATGCTGGTAGATTTAATGCTATCGTAGATGGTATTAGATATGGTACAAAAGAAATGAACGCAGCTGCTTGGGGTATATTTAATGATATTATATCAGTTCCTACAGTAGATGATTTACGTGACTTATTTGCTACAACTAAAGACGTTAAGAACTTACTCGGTGGCCTATACAGAGTAGAGTATGCACCAGAAGATACCATACGTGCTACAGCATTTGCAGTTAAATACTTGTTTGATAGATTCTTAGGTAGACCTATTGCTGAATCATCTGCTAGAGTTATGGATACACTAGGTAGAGAAGTAGATACGTTAGCTGGTGCGTTAGATGAGATGGCTCCATCGGTTGATCGTAACCGTGCTATGGATCTAATCATAGGTAAGCTAGAGTTTCTACTAGATGAGTATGCACTAAACAAATACATATCAGGTTGGCAGTTACGTAACAAAAACTGGTTTGACCAGACACCTCCAGCTAGTGTAAGAGAAGCTGTTGATACACTAACAGAAGAGTTTACAGAAGTAGAAAATAGTATACATGCTAAGAATAGAGCATTTACTAGAGAACTAAAAAGATTACAGAAAGAAAATCCCGTAGTATTAAAACCATTACTTGATGCTTTCTCACATACAAACGGTGATGTAGATAGTCAAGTCAAACTAATGAAATGGGCAGCAGATCAGATTACACCTTTAGGTTTACTAAGAAGTCCTGATCCTGAGAACATGAATTTGTTTGCTAAGGCTGTATGGGCTGTACGCTATAACAATATGCTATCAGGTATATCTGCATTTAATGCTGGATTAGGTAACAGTTTACAACTACTTACAAAAACATTAACCGTATCATATGGTCATCTTTTAACAATACCTTTTAAACCAGTAGCAGGCTTTACTGGATTAAAACGTGCATTTTATTATAACACTGCATTATACGAAACTAATAAGCGAGCTATTACAGACGCATATCGTATGATGAAAAAAATGAATAATGATCCCCAAGCTATGCTATCCGCAGCTCGTAAAGATTATGTCTTTAAGACTGATAAAGCATGGAATATTATGGAGGATATGATTCCAGTGTATGAAGCAACAGGTAACTGGGGTAGAGCGTATCAGTTTAAAGTAGCATCTAACTTAAAGCAGTTAGCTGGTATGAAAGCTATGCGTTATGGTATGACTGGTATGGTATTTCCAGATGTATTCACAGCATCACATACTGCTACACATATATCACGTTTAAACGCATACACAGATGTTTTAGCCGATCAAGGTTGGCCGAACATGAAGATGCTTAAAGAGGCAGAACTTGAAAACTACTCTAAGTATTTTGATGAAAATGGATTAATTAAGAATGATGTAGTTAAAGCTTTGACAGGTGATATTGCACTAAATACAGACGATGCTTTATCTAACTATCTAACTAAGGCAACTACTGCATTTCCTATACTAAAAGAAGTTATGGCTTTCCCACGGACAGCTTCTAACTATATGAAAATAGGATTATCTTATACTCCTGTATCAGCTATACCTAATATGAATAAGTTTTCTAAGACTATATATGCAGTCTCAGATTCTGACATAGCTGAAGCTCTCTTAGAGCACGGTATTGACATGTCTAAAACTCCTAATGCTCGTGTCATCTTTGAAGATTTACGTGCTGAGTATATAGGCAGACAAGCTCTAGCTAATACTATAGTAGGTACATTATATGGATATGCTGTAGGTGGTAACATACGTGGTAATCTACATTACAATGCAAAGACAAGAAGAGATCAGATGAATCAAGGTTTAGAGCCTAAAACTATCTGGGTTCCCGGTCTAAACAAATGGGTAAGTTATAAAGGATGGATAGGTATAGAACATGTACTTGCTCCTCTTGGTGACTTAGCTATGTATATGAAAGATGCTGACGAACACATTATCGAAAGCTGGCAGTCAAAAATATCTTGGACTATAGGTGCTACATTCTTAAATGATACACCACTATATGGTTTAGAAAAAGTATTTGATATACTAAATGGTAACGAACGTGCTTTCTCACAGTTTATAGCTGGTGCTGCTAGTTCAATGGTTCCTTTAAGTGGTGCGTTGAATGTAGTATCAAATGCAATACATCAAGCACAACGTAACATAGAAACTGATATAGGTGAGTTCTTTAAAAACAGGTTACCCGGTCTTAAAGGTACAGTGCCGATAGCAATTAATCCTATTGATGGATTAGAAATTAAAGATGCACAGAATCCCGCATTAGGTGCATTTAATGCTGCTAGCCCTGTTAAGTTTCATGATGAAGTAAAACCATATATGCAGTTCTTGCATGATATAAAATACGGAGGTCTTGGAGCTTTTAAATATGACAGCACAGGATCTTATGAATGGTCAGCTGAAGATCAAGAAAAAATATATAGACTTACAGGTGCTATGAATCTTGAAAAAGAGATTATGAGAATAGCAAACAGAAAAGATAATCAAGAAATAATTAATGATTTAATAAATCTAAGAAATGAGTATCACCCCGGTAATGACGTAATTAAGTTAAAAGCAAGATTAAGTCCTGTTCATAGAGAATTAGATTTATTAATAAACAATGCTATTAAGGTAGCTGAACTAGAATATCTTAGAGATAAACCACTCATACAACAAGCTATTGTTAATGCACAATTAGCTAAAAATAGAATGAAGCAAGGCGACGTATCAGGTGCAGCTGAACTTCAGAAAAAAGACGCCCAAATTAAAAATCTTATACAACACGGTAACTAACTTATGAGTGCTGTTATACAAAACGAATATACAGGTAACAATAGTACTACAACGTACTCCTTTACATTCCCATATCTTAAGACCTCAGACATCAAAGCAAGTCTGGACGGTGTGGTAACTACGGCATTTACATTG